TTTGATGATACACCTGGTGCAAATAGAATTCACATTTATCACTCATCCGGAACTTACATTGAGATTTCCGCAGATGGCAGTCAGGCTACTCATATTAAAGGTAACAATACAAACGTTACTCTTAAAGATGAAAAAGTCTTTGTTGAAGGTAAGTCAACCATCATCGTAAAGGGAGAAGCAGAAATCTATTCAGATACTAAAATAACACTTCAAGCTCCTGAAGTAAGTATAAACGGAGGTTGATATGGTTATCGTATGTATGAATGGACCATTTGGTGGATTTGATTCTTTATACAATCAAATCAAAGACAATTTAACGCATCCTCCTTTGTTTTCAAGAATTGTAGTTCCAGACATCATTGGAACCCTCCAAGAAAAGATGTTCTCGACGGTTGAAGATATTGTTGATGCTGCAGGCAATTTAGTTGAAAGAACTAGATCTTATATCAGCAGCGTTAACCTGGAAGTTTGTCATTTACTATCACATTTAAATGACATGTCTTTCTTTGATCTAATCATTAAAGGCGTTAAAAAGATACTTGATTTTGTTGGGCTTAGTAATCTTTTTCGTTCATTCTTTCCAAAAATTTTAGGATTAGGAATATCCATTTACGATATTATTGTTGGAGGAATATCACCTAAAGAAATCTACAAAGCAATACGAGAAGCAATTGACAATGGTTTAGATGTTCTTTGGAGTTTTGTTCCAAAACCATTTTATATTGATTTGAATCTTCCTGACATTTCTTTACCTAATATCTTTCAAATGATTCTAAAACAATACAAAGACATTATTTTAAAGCCAATCATGGATTTGGTAGGTATACTTACTGACTTTTTAGATAGCATATCTTTAGGCTTATTTAGTTTTACTCTTCCTCAAGTTCCATCTATTGGTGAAATAGTCAATAAGCTTTATGAAAAAATTAAATTGTTTGCAATTGCTAAAGCCATTGATTTAAAGAATATGGTAATAGGAGGATTTAATGAGGTGATGGCTTTAGCTAGAAAAATGATGAATTTTGGAATGAAAATTTCTGATCTACTAAATGGATTATCTTTTGGTAGTCTTTCTGGATGGTTGTTCAACGCAATAGATAATATGTTTAATACAGTGAAAATGATGAGCGTTGAATTATTGATGCAAGTTAACAATATGGTTGATTCGATTTATACCTTTGTATATAAATTGATATGGGATTTTATTACGAGTTTACCGGTAATTGGTGACATTATTAAAGCTTTGTTTTTTCCAATATGTATTCCAATTCCAACTGTTCAAGATGCGGTAAACGAAGCAACGAGTGTGGGTGCTTCTGCTATTCCGCGGGTATAAATAGGAATAAAAAGAACTACTATGGATACATCTTTTCCCGATAGAAAAACTACAGCACTTCCAAAGACTGAATACTTTAGTGATTTTCTTGTCAATCTGGACGCCCATCCGGATAATATGCAAGTTGTTAAGAATATCAATGAAAAAGCTGTAATCAGATCCATTAGGAATCTTTTATTCACAAATAAATATGAAAGACTATTCCAACCAGACATTGGTTGTGAGATAAACAAGATACTATTTGAGCCACTTACTCCAGCATCGGTGTCCGCTTTAAAGACAGTAATTGAAACCACTATTCAGAGATATGAACCAAGAGCTGGTCTTTTAGAAGTAATAGTAACTCCATATATAGAACAAAATTTATTAGTAGTTACTATTAAGTTTTTTATCTCAAATAGTCAACAGCCTGTATCTTTCACCGTTCAACTATCAAGAGTTCGATAATGGCAAATAACAGTATAAACTTAGTCAATCTTGACTTTGCTTCATTCAAAACTCAATTAAAAACTTATCTTAAATCACAAGATATTTTTAAAGACTATGATTTTGAAGGAAGTAATATATCCGTTCTATTGGACATTCTTTCATATAATACTTATACAAACTCTTTTTACTTGAATATGGTTGGTAACGAAATGTTTATGGATACCGCTGTGTTACGTGACAGCGTAGTCTCTCATGCTAAGTTATTGAATTATGTTCCACGGTCATTCAAATCTGCCCGCGCAATTGTTGATCTTACGGTATATGGTGGAAACACATCAGTTACATCAATCATTGCACCAAAGGGCACCTCGTTTACTTCTAGGGTTGGTTCTAATAACTTTGTATTCGTTACGGATCAGAACGTTATTCTTACTGGAGCTAATGGAACATATTCTGCGGAAAATGTAGATATCTACGAAGGTGATTATGTCAGTGAAAGTTTTGTTGTAAATTATGCAAATACTACTCAACGATATGTTTTAAATAGCACAAACATTGACACGGATTCGATTACCGTTGCTTCTATTGAAGATAATGGTGGCAATACAATTCACTTTACTTTAGCCACTTCACTATTAGATAAAACTAGCAATTCTCAAATCTATTTTGTTCAAGCCGCCCAAGATCAAAAATATGAAATTTTATTTGGTGATGGTATTAGTGGTAGAAAACCAAAAGATAATGCTGTTGTCTTGTGTGAATATCGTGTAACAAATGGTGAAATTCCTAATGGTGCATTTAAATTTATATCTGACGGCGCTATTGGCGGACTATCAAACGTTCAAATTGGCACAGTTGCTGCAGCAATAGGTGGTTCAGTTAATGAATCAATTGAATCTGTTAAATTTAATGCTCCACGTTATTTTACGGCTCAGGAAAGAGCAATCACTACTGAAGATTATGAAAATCTTTTGAAAATTAATTTTCCAGAAGTTCTTGCTGTATCAGCTTATGGCGGTCAAGATGTAGATCCTCCACAATATGGTCGGGTGTTTGTTGCAGTTGACATTGATCAAGTTGATGGCTTACCAGCAAGTAAACGAGATGAGTATTATAGTTTCTTAAAGACTAGATGCCCAGTATCAATTGAACCAATTATCATTGAACCAGAAATGATATATGTCTATATCACAAGTCTTGTTCGTTACAATATTAACACTACAGATTTGTCAGCCGGTGATATTAAATCATTTGTTCTATCAGCTATTAGCACTTATTCTAGTACTTATCTGAATGATTTTAATAAAACATTAAGATATAGCCAATTAGTCACAGCTATTGATAATGCAGATGAAAACATTGTTGGTAATGAAACCGACATTGAAGCAGTTAAGAAAATACGTCCACAATTGAATAGTAATACTCCTATAGTATTAGATTTTAATTTTGCTTTAGAGAGTGGTGTTACTTCCGGTAAATTGCGGCATAATAATAGAAGTACTAGTCCAGTATTTTCTACTAGTTTTGATTTTCAAAATCAAGTTGCTAGATTACAAGATGATGGTTTAGGTAGTCTTAATATAGTAAAAGCAGATAGTGCTTCAATTGAGAAATTAGCTCCGGCTGGAACCGTCGACTATACAACTGGAAGATTGAATATTACAGGATTAAATATCCAATCATATTATGGTTCAAGTATTAAGATATATGTTAGGCCTTTGCTTAAAGATATATTCTCAACTAAGAATTCAATACTTCAGATAGTAGCAGATGACGTTGAAATTGCAATTGAACAGGTTCGTATATAATGAAAGATATTGAAAAAAATATATCGACTTTAATTCAGTCACAATTTCCTTCTTTTTATAATGAAGAAGGAGAGTTGTTTATTGCGTTTGTTAAAGCATATTATGAATGGTTAGAGGAAAATGGAAATACTCTTTATCATTCACGTCGTCTTTCAGAATATAGCGATATCGATAGAACTTTAGATACTTTCATAAAGCAATTTAAAGAACAATATTTAAAAAATATTGTATTTACAACTGATTCAAATAAACAGCTTTTTATTAAGCATGCATTAGAATTCTATAAATCTAAAGGATCGCAAAGATCTATAGATCTATTCTTTAGATTAGTATATGGTATCCCAGCACAAGTTTATGTTCCAGCAGATGACATCTTTAGGTTATCTGCTAGTGAATACACAACTCCATATTATCTTGAAATCACTGGTCATCCTGATAATATTAATTTTGTAGGAAGTCAGATTACAGGAGCTCTTTCTGGTGCTACGGCTTTCGTTGAAAAATTAATTAGAAAAAGAATCAACGCTCAAAACATTGATGTTTTTTTCATATCTAATATCAATAAAGATTTTCAAGTCCATGAACCAATTTCTTATTCTAATAACTTCACAGATTCTCCAAGAATAATTGGATCTCTTTCTAGATTTGAAGTAATTGCAGGTGGTTCAGGATTTGCTGTAGGAGATATTGTTGATATTGATTCAACTACTACAGGAGCTCAAGCAAAAGGTCGAGTAACAGAAGTTACTAACGTTACAGGTGTTGTTGAATTTGCTTTGGTTGATGGCGGTTGGGGTTTTTCTACTAATGCTCAAGTCATTGTGTCTGAGAGAGTATTAGTTGTTAATAATGTGATTATGGCAAATACCTCTGTTCCAAACACATATTTGCTATTTGAGAAAGTTACACAACCTTTAGCTAATATCATATTCACAACGATGACTGGCGCATTTGCTTCAAAAGAAGTATTTCAAAAATACCATTCAAATGGTTCACTTGCAGCAAATGGAAGAATTTTAGCAGTCACTCAAAATACTGTAACTAAAACTGGTGAGTTATTAGTCAATACGAACAGAGGAAATGTTGAACTTGGAACAAGCACAATCTATATAACGGGTAATGCAACATTTGCTACGGCTACAAGCATTACTGATAAGACAGCAACCGCAAATGTTATGGGTGTTTCGAGTAATGTAGTTTTATATTGCTATGATTCACATGGTTCATTTAAAATAAATGATGAAGTTTACCAAGGAAATTCAACAGTTGAATGGGCAAATGGCATAGTCTACGATGTAATAGGAACATCAGCAAATCTAGCATTAACTGTATCTAATGTCAATGGGGTATTCCGACCATCCGTTGCAAATGTATACACAAGGGCTTCCATTTCTACATATGCACAAGTAAATTCATTTTCTACAACCATTGGCGTTTATGATGTTGATAATGCATTTTCAAAACTTGAATCTAATTACATTAGAGCTCAAGTTCCATCTGGGTTTGTAGTTGTTTCTACTGGTGGTGCTGGATTTGTTAATGCTCAAGCATTAACTTTGATTGGTGATACTTCAACTATTAGTACGGCTACTGCCACAGCTACTACAAATGCTACTGGTGGATTAACAAGAGTAACCATTACATCTGGATTATCTAATTACATAGATAATGAAACTCTCACAATTCAAAGTGGAACATCATCTACAAATGCTACTGGTGTCATCAATATTATTCCTGGCTCATCCACTATAGCAAATATCGAACTTGTTAGTGAAGGTTCTCTAGCTGGATTCTCAGTTGGAGATTTATCATATGAAGAAACTGTAGTAGTCAATCAAGATTTAATTTCTTCAAATAATGCAGCAAACGTATATTTTACAAATACTGCATTTATCTTAGATGGTACCGGTTCTGGCATTTCTTCAAATGGTTATGGGTTTATTAAATTTCCAGCTGGAAACATAAATTCTATTATTCTTGACTGTTTAGATATTTCAAGCAAAGTGGTTGGAACTATTACTGAAATTACTGGTATTAGTAAAGGCACAAACTATACGCTTGATCCATTTGTTGCAGTAGTTGAACCTGCAATTGTTGCACAGGGTGCAAATGATTATATCTTTACAGTTATGAACGCAACAGGAAACTTTGCTAATGGTGAATTAATTCAACAAAGTAGAAACATTGCAAATGTTAACATATTAACAGTATCAAGTGCTACGAGTGGTAATGTAGATATACTTACTGTTACTGATGCAACTGCTCCTTTCACTCTTGGAGAAATAATTTATCAATCAAATGGCACTGCAAATATTGGTTATGGTACTTTGCAAACTTCTGTCATTACTTCTAATGCTGGAACTATGACTATTAGGTCAGTATCAAATGGGTTTTCAAATGGTGTTTATAAAATAAAAGGTGCAACTTCAGGTGCAAATGCAACTGTAACATTAGTAAGTTATAACTTCTTCCAGGTAAATGAACAAATTCAACAATATGCCAATAGCACAACCATTGTTGCTAATGCAATTGTTCAAAGTGTTTCTATAAATCCAACAACACGAGTTGGATCAATTACAATTAATTCTGTTTCTTCTAATTTTCAAGTGTCTTCAAATAGTTCAAATGGTTTGATTAGAGGAACTTTAACTGTTGCAAATGCTATAGTTGATACTGTAAATACTTCTAACATAACCGTCAACACGCAAGCCCTTATTCATGGTGTTGCAAATGATTCAACATTATATGTTAAACGGTTAAGCCTTGCAAATTTCTTTGAAGTCACAACTAATAGTATGGTTATTGGTTTATCTTCAGGCGTTTCTGCTAACTTAGTAGCATTTGATTATGATGATACAAAGTCAGGAATCAATGCAAATGTTACTGCTGATTCAACTATCGCCAATGGTTACGTAGTTTCACTTGACTTAGCTGATTCTGGCTTTGGATATTCAAATGGTGATGTTTTAGATTTTATATCACAAGACGGTTCACTGCTTGGAACAGCTAAGTTAATTCTTGAAAAGCAAGGAAAAGGTGAAGGATATTTTAGAAATCAAAAAGGCTTCTTGAGTCAAAATTCAAACTTATTTGATGGTCAATTCTATCAAGAATATTCTTATCAGATTATTTCTAGACTACCATTTGAAAAATATTCAGACATGTTTAAGAAAGTTTTACATGTAGCAGGTACTGAAGTATTTGGCAAAGTATTATTGGAAGAAATTAATGAGTTACCAATAGAGATTGCTAATGTAAATCTAACGACAGCTAATGTAATATTTAAGAATGTATCAAATACTGAACAAATTATTCCTAATCTTTTTGTGTATCAAACAAATGGTTCAGTCAACACTGCAACTGGTTATGCTAAAGATTATCCGTCTGCTGAATTAGTATTAAGCAATACTACGGTTTCATATGAAGTAGGAGCAACAGTATATCAGTCTAATACACAAGTAAATGCAGCTTCAGGGTATTTGCAGTATAAGAGTTCAAACGCAACACATACTACTCTATACTTATCAAATACAAGAGGAACATTTGCGAATACTTCAAATATTGAATCAATTATTCAGCGTAAGATAGTAGTTAATCCTTTTATTGATGTTATTATGAAAACAGTAGCTTTACCAAGCAATACTACTCAATCATTTGTTTCTGGTGAAAGAGTATATCAAGGTTCAGTTGGATCGGAAACATTTATTGGAACAGTTATTGCATCTAATTCATCAGTGATTAGAGTCTCAACTACTTCAGGTTCAATTACAAACAATGCAACAATTTCAAGTTCTAATTCATCTACTACTGCAATTGCTAATGGTGTTACATCAACAACTTTCCCAACATCACAAACCGTGTATCAGCAAGTAAAAACATTATTCTTAAGTAATGTTTCTAATTCTTTCTCAAATGGTGAATCAGTTTATCAATATAAACATAATTCAAGCGTAACTGCTAATGTTTATAATGTAAATACTGCAATGGGTAAAGTTGTATCAGTCAATTCTACATCAATTCAAGTGGTTAATATCTTTGGTAATTTTGCTAATACTAGACAAGTATTTGGTTCTACTTCCAATTCATATGGTGTAATAAATTCGATAGTTTCTCAAAATTCAGCAACAGGTAATGTAGTGCTTTCAAACACTACAACTTTAATAATCAAAGATGTTGTAGGAACATTTGCAAGTGATCGACAAATTATTGGCGCAAATAGTATTGCTAATGCTACATCAATAACATCAAATACACAAATTATCAGTGACAGCAATATTGCATCAGTAATAAATATACTAGTAATCTCAAATACACAAGGCACTTTCAGTGCTAACTCGACTTCCAATGGTGTAGTAGTATTGTATTCTAATAATACAACTGCCGCAACCGCTAATTTAACCGCAGTAAAAATAGAATCATTGTAAAAATGGCAGCAAATACACATAAACTTGTCACAAATAATTTTAAAAACTATTCGGTTAATCAATTTATTGAATCATTAACTGAACCCGCGAATACCATTTTTTATGCGTTTGCCGGTAAACATACCGAATATACTGGCGGTGATTCTAATGTTGCGTATCCAAATAATAGCACTCAATCGTTAAATATTGATGCTTATAGACAGATGGTTTTTGGAAAACAAATTACCGGTAATGATGTTAAAGTTATGATTCCACGGTATGATTGGACAGCCGGAACAGTTTATACGCAATACAGTGATCAAGATGGTGAATTATTTGGAAAGATGTTTTATACAATATCGCGCGCTGGAAGCAATTATTACGTATTTAAATGCTTGTTTAATAACAATGGTGCGCCATCTACAATTAAACCTGACTATAATGAAACTGCAGCAGATGACATTATCTATGAAACTTCAGATGGATATCAGTGGAAATATCTTTTTACAATTACTAAAGATGTATTTGATAAATTCGCAACTACGAGTTATATTCCAGTAATTGAAGATACTAATGTCACTGCAAATGCAATATTTGGCGCAATTGATGTTATTACAGTTTCAAGTAATGGTGCCGGATATAATAATTTTTATAGCGGGCAATTTAAAACTGAAGATGTTGCTGTAAATGGTAATACTTTAGTATATAATGTAGGATCTGATGCTTCTCCTGCAAATAATCAATATTATAGTTGTATCATTAAGATCACTGAAGGAAAAGGAAAAGGTGGTTATAGAAAAGTAAATGGCTATCGTGTTTCTGGTAACACTAAGCAGATCATAGTCAATAGTGCATTTACTACTGCGCCAGATGCAACTTCTACTTATGAAATTTCTCCTTTAGTTTTAATCACTGGTGATGGAAAACAAACTGCCGAAGCTGAAGCACGAGCACTCGTCAATACCGCAGCAAGTAATTCAATCTATAAAATTGAAATATTAAATAGAGGTGCTGGATATTGTTTTGCATTTGCAAACGTTCAAGTGTCTAATGTTATTTCTATTTCTAATTCTGCTAATTTAGCGGTTATTATGCCTCCGCGCGGTGGACATGGAGCAAATGTTCAAGCAGAACTTGGAGGTTCCAGAGCAGGAATTAGTGTTTCATTTGCAAATGGTGAATCTAATACTATTCTTACTGAAAACGATTATAGAGTAATCGGTATCATTAAAGATCCTGCATTTTCAAACGTTGGATTAACTGTTGGAAATATTTCTGGTACATTTGCAGCAAATGAAAAGCTTTATCAAGTAAGACCAATTAAAATAGACGGAATGGTTACGATTAGCAATACAAGTAATTCTATTACTTCAAATAGTGTTAATCTTCAAGACACATTTAAAGTAAATGATTATGTTTACATTGCAGATCTTAAAGGTTCAGAAGTAACTAACATTCTTGTTTCTCAAGGTGGAAGTGGTTACGTTACGGGCGACAGCTTAACGTTCACAGGTGGCGGTGGTTCAGGCGCAGTAGCATATGCTGTTACTGTAAACGGAGCAATCACGGAAGTAAGATTCAATAGCATTACTAATCTTACATTCTCCTCAGGTGGGTCAGGATTCAGAAATAATCAATCTTTAGGAATTACGGGTCAAACTTCCGGAAATTCTTCAGCTACTGGTTTTGCCACAACAAATGCTACAGGTGGGCTTACAAGCATTACTCTTACTTCCGGAGGAAAAGGGTATACGAATAATGAAACAGTAACTGTTCAAGGCCAAGCAAGTTACGTAAATGGAACAGTTCTATTTTCTAATACTACAGCTCAAACTTTCTTTGGTAACACAACTTCTGTTTTAATAGGTAATGCTACAGTTAATGGATTTATTGGTCTTGGCACAAACCGAACGAGATTTGTTAACAATGATATTGTAACATATATTGCAAATAGTGGAAACACAGTTTTGGGTGGATTAACTAATAATACTTCTTATTTTGTAATTACAACAAATGCTACTCATATTCAATTGACAGCAACAAATAGTGGAGCAGCTATTAATTTAACATCAGTTCCTACATCAATACAAACACATTCTCTTACACCACTTAGTGCATCATTAACTAATGCAGTATACACTGCTACAGTTCCTAATGGAGGTGCTGGGTTTACAAATAACCAAACAGTAAACATCAAAGGTGTAAATTCTGTAGTGAATGTTGCAACTGGATTAGCTACGACAAATGTAACTGGTGGATTAACTTCAGTTTCTATAGTTGAAAATGGATTTTCTTATGTAGAAAATGAATCGGTTCAAATTAGTAGTTCAACTTCAAGTTCTAATGCTTCAGGTACAGTTGACACAGCAAACGGTGTTATACGTTCAGCTATTTTGAGTTCTTCGGGATATGATTATTCATCAGCACCATCAGTTGGAGTAACCACGACGGGTGGATCTGGTGCAAATTTATCTGCAGTAGTTAATACAACTCCTGTTTCTTCACGAAGAATGTTGGCTAAAATTGGTTCAATTGCAAACGCAACAACCATGAGTTTAATGTCAAATGGCTTATTCACAGACTCAACTGCTACAATTTTCTTAGCGAATGTTGGTGCATCTGGAACGATTGATACTTTTGATGTTGACTTAATTCAAGTTCAAAATAGTGTAGGTTTCTTTACTGTTAACTCGTTTGTAATTGGTAACACATCTCTTGCAACAGCAAACATTGATTCTATTCAAATTAGCGGTGCAACTAAACCTTATACTACTTTTCTTCAAGCTACAAGATATGAAGGATCTATTGCAATTAGTGGAACTTATGTAGAAGATGAAAAAATAATTCAAAATACAGCCGGAGCATTCCTTGCTAATGCATATTTACATACTGCTAATACTTTAAACAATACGATTTATGTAACAGAAGAGCAAGGAAACTTTTTAATAGCTAATACTATTACTGGTGCTAATAGCGGTGCTACATTAACTATAAATAATATTTACAAAGGTGACTTGGTTCCTTGGTCTGGCGATGTAGTATACATTCAAAACATGGACCCAATTGCACGTTCAGCTGAACAAACAGAGACAATAAAGATCATCTTGGAGCTCTAAATGCCTATTAAGACAAACCTTGAATCACCACCATATTTTGATGACTATGATGGTAATAATGACTACTATAAGGTGCTTTTTAAGCCTGGAGTTCCTGTTCAGGTTAGAGAACTTAATCAACTGCAAACCATGCTTCAATCTCAGATTGAACGGTTTGGCGATAATATCTTTAAGCGTGGAACAATAATTGATGGTTGTGGTTTTACTTTTCATGATAATATTCCATATATTAAAATCAAAGATAGTGAAGCCAATACCGGAGCTCCAGTAAACGTTGCGGGTTATCCTGGTCTATATGCACGCAATGAAACCACAAACGTTCATGCGTATGTTATTACATCCAACACTGGGTTTGAAACACAGGCTCCTGATTTAAATACTCTATACTTAAAGTATATAAACAGTGGTATTGCCGGTGAAGCATCATTTTCTTCAAATGACCAAATTATAATCTATAATAAAGAAGAATCAGTTTATGAAGTTGGTATTGATAATGGAAGCACGGGATTCTCAAATACAGATTCAGTACTATTTTTAAGCGCTATAAGCGTACAAAATTCGTCTTCAGGTAAAACATTCTCAAATAGTTCAGGGCTTCTTTCTACATTTTCTCCTGGCCAAACAATTATTGGATCTACTTCTGGTGCTCAAGCTGTAGTTGTAGAAGCAAATACTACAGCAAATGCTGAAGCTATTGTTCTTAAACTAAGACCAGTTTATGCAGACCTAACCGCAAACCCAGCAAATACGGCAAAATGGACTTTTGCTTCTGAAGAAAATGTTACAGTAACTAATGGTCCAACAAATGCACGATTAATTAGTAAAATTGGTTCAGGCGCAACTGGTTCACTCGTCACAGATGGTGCAGGTAAGCTTATAACACTTACCGTTACTTCTGGTGGTCAAGGATATTATGTTCCTCCTTTTGCTACTATTATTTCTATTGGTGGTACTCCAAGCGCTCTTTCTTTAGAATCAAGAAATTATTTTGCTAAAGTTACAGTCGCAACTGTAGACTCTTCTGTAGGAACCGGATATGGTTTCTCTATTAGTAATGGCGTAATATATCAATTAGGTTATTTTTCAAGAGTTGCAAATCAGTTTACCATTGTTGAAAAGTATTCAAATACACCTGACGCAAAAGTAGTTGGGTTTGATACCACAGAAATTATTAAGAACAGCAATCAAGATCAATCTCTTCTTGATAATGCTTTAGGAACATTTAATTATACAGCACCGGGCGCAGATCGTCTTGAACTAGTTCCTACTCTTGTAGTTCTTGATAAAACCGATGCTGATGCGAATAATGATTTCTTCTCTATTGTTGAATTTTCTGAAGGTAAACCCTTTAAACAGAATAGAGTAACACAGTACAAAGCAATTGAAGATGAACTTGCTAAAAGAACATATGAAGAAAGTGGAGATTATGTTCTCGATCCTTTCTTAGTTTCTACTCTTTCTGATGAAAATTTTGAATGGGTAGATGCCGGCACTTCAAATGAAGCAAATAATTTTGATATAATTATTGATCCAGGCAAAGCATATATTAGTGGTTATCGCGTAGAGACAATGGGTAACTATAGAGCAACTCTTGATAAATCTGTTGACACCGAAATTGCATTAAACAGATCAGTCGGTGTAAATTATGAAAACTTTATTCGCGTTAAGAACGTTGCAGGCGTATTCTTATTCTCAACAGGTGACGTAGTTTCTTTACGCGATACTGCTAAAACATTCTTAACGACTGGATCAAACTACGGCATTGCACCAACTGCTGCTGGTTCTGAAATTGGTTCTGCAAGAATTAGGTCAATGATATATGAATCAGGAATTCCTGGTTCAAATCAAGCAATATATCGGTTATACCTATTTGATATTTCAATGAACACTGGCAAGAACTTTAAAGATGTTCGCTCATTGTTCTATGATGGTGCAACTTATGATGGTGTAGCTGATGTTATTTTAGACACAACTTCATTAGGCACAAGCATTGCATCTCTTCAAGGAACAGCTAATGATATATTAGTTTTCCCAGTTGGTGAAAAAGCAGTTAAATCTGTCAACAACATTTCATATACGTATAGAACAATTAATCAAACTGCGCTAACTGCAAACGCAGCCGGTAAGATTACAATAACAGTTACTGGTAATGAAACGTTCCCTTATCTTGGTACGCTAAATTCAAATGAAAAAGAAGACATTATTGTAATTCCCCTTGCCAATATTGCTGCTGCAGCTGCTATCACCGGAACTATTTCAGTCAATACTACAACGACAAATGTAGTTGGAACTGGAACAAGTTTTACTACTCAATTTGAAGCTGGTGATTATATTAAAATTTCTGCAAATGCTACTGGTGGATTTGATCATAGAAGAATCACAAGCATTACGAATGGTACATTTTTAACTATTGATTCTAATGCTTCTTTTACAAATGCTGTTTCGACCGCCACGTTTGCTTTCCCTGCTTTTATTCCTGTTCCTCTTTCAACAAGAACTGGGCGTGTTGCAAACGTTGATATCGCTCAACAGACAATGATCATTGATTTAAACCAGACATTAAGCGGCGCAAATAACGTTGCTGTTGCATATAATGTAAAAGTAACTAATGCTACTCCAATTGCTAAGCAAGCTCAAAGAAATCTATTTGTTCGTATAGACTGCTCCAATAATACGGGTAACACTTCTGGTCCTTGGACTCTAGGCGTACCTGATGTATTCAGACTAAGAAAAGTTTATAAGGGAACAACAAATGCATTCACGTCTGCTACGTCCGGAATAGAAGATGTTACAAGAAACTTTGTGATTGATCATAATCAAGATGAGAATGTATATAACCAAAGCTATCTTTACATTAAACCTGGTACCAATCAGACTTTGGCGGGTGGTGATAGACTATTAGTTCAATTTGATTGTTTCTCCAACAATTTATCAAATACACTATTCAGTATTGGTTCATATACTGAAAATGATACTAAACTATTAGCTAATCTTACTACAAGCGTTAACAGATTAGAAATTCCTCAGATGATTACTTCTAGAGGACAGAATGTAGATTTAATTGAATACTTTGATTTTAGACCTCTTTCTGTAAACACTGCAGTTTTGTCCACAACTGAAGCTTCTGCTACAATTCATCCAGCAGAACCAGCAAGAGCTGCAAAATTTGGCAATACGCGTGATCCTGTTAATGATCAAAAATTCCCTGTGCCTGATAGTGATATCACATTTGATGCAGAATATTATGTTGGAAGAAAGGATCTTGTAATCATTGGATCTAACGGTGATTTCAATGTAATCAAGGGAAAACCTGGTCTTACTCCAGTTGCACCAAAAACTCCAAGCGATAGTTTAGTTATTGAACTACTTAATATTGTGCCATATCCTTCATTGCCCCAGAATTTGTCTGCTAATACTTTAGCTTTCATTGATACTAAAGTCATTAATCATGTCAATTTGAATGAAAGAAAGAAACTTTATTCAATTACAAAAGAAGCTCAACTTAATCCTACCAAGTATAGTCAAACACCTGGCTTTACAATGAGAGACATTAAGAGCCTTCAGGATAGAGTTGAAGCATTGGAATATTATTCAACACTATCTTTGGTTGAAGATACTGTTAAAAATGAAGTAATTCCAAGCAGTGCAAATACTCAAGTTAGTCGGTTTAAGTTTGGTTATTTTATTGATAACTTTACTTCTCTAAATTATGCAGATATTAATGATCCAGAATTTAATGCTGGATATAATGCAGAAAGAAATAGATTAGTGCCTGCAAATGAACAAATAAATCTTCCTTTTAAGATTTATTCTGGTGAAGCAATAAATCAAAGCTTATATGGTAAGACGTTGATGTTACCATTTGAAAGCGTTTCTGTTGTAAGTCAATTACAAGCAACTGGTGTTCCAAATGTTGGTTCAGCTTTGCCATTGACATATAACAAAGGAAAATTCTTTACTAAGATTCCTGCTACATTTACGCCGAAAGCGGTTGTTCCACCAATTTATCAAACTTTAAATACTATAACTTTTCCATTTTTAAACCCACTATTTGTGCCACCAAAACCAACTACTCCAGTTAGAACAACCATTAGCCAAACATTTCAGTTTATTGTAAATGGTTTAAGACCTTCTACTAGATTTTACTTTTTCTTTGATGGAAAAGATAATAGTTCAAAGTGTAAACCTATTGGTGGAAAAATTGGCGACCCAATAAAATCAGATAAGTATGGTATTGCTAATTTCCAATTCTTTTTAAATACTGTCCCATCAGACTTAGTTTCAAAAGAGTTAAATACAAGAAAGATAACAGAATCACAAGCAGTTGGCCAAACATTATCCACTAGCAAAACTCTACAAATGAAAGAAAGTTCTTCTACTGGTACGATAGTAGCTGAAGGCGTATTACCAGTAAAAGTAACATTTACAAATAGTTAAAGGTATTTTAAATGGCAAAGTACGATGCAATTCAAACTTTTTTTGTTCCTAGAGATCGCGTGAATGGATCACCCTATTGCTTTTTAACTGGCGTTGATTTATACTTCAAAGCTAAACCAGATGCATTAAAATCTATTTCTGGTATACTTAATCCTGGTGTCTCAGTTCATCTTTGCCCCGTAGAAGGAAACCATGAACCAAAGCCAGACAATATCTTAACTGATTCGCTAGTTCGTTTATCATATGACGAGATTCCAATTCTTCAATATCAAGTAGTACAAAAAGATGTGATTGATACTGAAACTCTTCAATCATATGCATATAGTCCATTATACACTGATGCTAAATTTAAAATAGTTGTTCCAAAAGATAGTTTATTAACTATCGATCCACAATATTTTGATTTTGCTCCAATTGATTCTACTGCTACATTATTCTTTAATGCAAAAGGATCAGATAACAAGGGTGGAAATTATAATGTTTCCAGTTCAACAAAGGGTAACTTTATTCAAGCATCATCTGCTACTTACCCTGGTATTTCTAAATTATCATCAACTGAAAAACAATCAGTTGGGCCTAAAATGTATCTTGATTCCGCTGAAGCTGGTCGTGGCGCTATAGCCTTACCAGATTGGTCATATGGAAGAGGCTCAAATGAAATCAAAGGTGTTGGTAAATTTACATGGAATCATAAGAAAACTGATTCCGGAAGATACACAATTCAACTTGGCGCAGGAAAAGGTTGTAGTGTAGTATGCATACTTAGATATGCTAGCGCAATCAAGACAGATAGTGCTCTTTCTGGTTCTATAAAAGTTCCAGGTATTTCTTCTGGTTCTAAAGTATTTGGTAATGCTGCAAAGGTTTTGTTTGACACTCCGGTAATCGTTAAGACAGATACTCTGTATGGTATTGTTGTAGATTATGAAGATAATGGATACCAACTATGGACAAACAAACAAGGTGAAAGATTAATTGGTACGATTGGCCAATCGGGTTCTAACCTATCACCAGGTGCAAGTGGTAAAGGTGATGGCAAATACTTTGACTATACAAACGATCAACTAAGAGCTATAAACGATCAAGATTTAATGTTTGAAGTTTTTGCTGCTAAGTTCAAAGCCAACACTGCTGATGTAGAAATTACTCACAGAGATTATGAATTTATTACTGTTGGAAGTTATTCTTTAACAGGAAACAGCGCATATCCAGGTGAATTTGTGTATCAAGATTATGGTAACACAGTTGCAAACGTAACACATGGATTTACTGGTTCAGGTTTCTTTAAACAAGGTACAGTGAATGTTGATACACGAATTGGAACTGAATCCGCTTCTTATTCAGCTCTTATAGGAACAAACACAGTATTCACTCAAGACTTTGGTATTGGTGATTATATAGTTGTTACAGATTTAACCAGAAGTAACACTGATATTCGTCAAGTTTCCTATATTGCAAATAACACATATTTGACTACGGATCAACCATTAACATTTACGAATACTGCAGCTTTTGTAAAGAAGACTGCTATTGCTAAAGTATTTGATGCCGATTATGGTACAAATAACATGATTCTTTTTGACACAAATGCTAACAGTTCAGTTAAGTTTCAAAGTTCTGGAATTGCATACGTAACCATTACTGCAGGAGGAAGTTCTTATACAAATACTGATATTCTTCGTGTATATAGTGGTGGATCTACTCTCAATGCAACCGCAGCTGTAGTCACAAATTCTGCAGGTGGAATTGTTGCTCTTAGGTTCTCAAATGTTGGTGTTGGGTTTGCTTCTGCTCCAAATTTTATTGTATCTAATTCAACAGTATTAACATCCAACTCTTCAGCTGGATCTGGTGCAACATTTACTGCTAATATTGATGGGTCATATATCTTTGGTGAAACATCTCTATATTCAGCTAATCTAATTTCTGTTGATAATCGACCAATTAGCGTATTTGATCCAGATATAAAATTGAATAGAGAATCTATTGATACAGAATTAACTATTCAACATAATTTTGCATATTCAAATGGTGGAAATTATTATGTAAATACATCATTTTTAGCTACGACTTCTGATGGTAATAACTACATTACGAAATATAGTGGATTGATGATGTCTAGATCTAATGAAGTGAATTCTCCAACTTATCTTTATAATTCAGACAAATCTTCAGTAATGAAAGTACGATTGAATGCTAAGAAGCCATATGCCGCTTCTAGTGGCGGACTATATGTTTCACCAATTCTTCATACTGACATGCTAAATGTGTTTACTTATCAATATGACGTTAACAGTGATTATACAAATGAAACTACTCGTTCTGGTAATGCTCATTCTAAGTATGTAAGTAATAAAATTTCTTTTGCAAATAACAAATTTGCTGAAGATATTCGTGTATTCATGACTGCATACAAACCATCTGGAACAGATATTAAAGTCTATGCAAAAATTTATCATACAGCAGATGGTGAAGCTTATACCAACAAGAGCTGGAGTGCTTTAGAACTGATTGATGGTTCTGGACTTCAGAGTAGCAAAACAAATTTAAATGATGTTATTGCATTGACATATGGATTTCCAAAATATCCAGAAGTACTTTCTACTCTAACTGGTAGCGTTACTGTTGGATCTGGTAGTGCTACTATTACTGGCGTTGGTACTAATTTTTCATCAGATCTTGCTAATAATGATTTAATAAGAATCTATGATCCATTACAATCTAATACTAATTACTTTGTAGCAATTGCAACTTCAATTGCAAATACAACATCAATGACTATAAATAGTACAACAACCAACAGCAGTGTAATTGGATCAGGATTTAAGATTGATAGGCTTAAATATAAGACCGCAGCTTTTACTAACCCACAAAATTATAATATTGTAAGATATTATGCTTCTACGAACGTAGAACTCGATGGGTATAATGTGATGGCAGTCAAGATAGTATTATTATCAAATAATATTAACTTGGTCCCTGAAGTTGAAGATATAAGAGTCATTGGTGTATCAGCATAATGGCTCTTCCAAGATTAGTTAAAATTGATAATCAGTTTGCACGAGATACGTCAACTATGGCTATTATAAATACTGATAGTTCTTACTATGATACAATTGTTGCAAATCGTCAACAGTCAAGCACCATAAAAGAAGTACAACTACAAATTGAAAGTTTAAAGAATGATTTCAATGAAATTAAACACATGCTTCTTCAGATAATAGGAAATAAGAATGTCTAGAAGTGTATCTAATGTAAATATAAGTACAGATTCATTCTTAACATGGATCACACAAACTAATAAACTTCTAGAAGCTTTAAGAACCGATGTTATTACGGTTTCTACATCTATTACTGGTGGTAATGCAACATTAGCTAATACAACGGGTAATGCACAGCTTATTGGTATCTTTGGCGCTAACACGGTTGTAGCGACTGATGGTTTGCGCGGTGGTAATGCAACGACTACTAATGTTCTTAACATTCTTTCGAACACTTCAGTAACTGGTGATTTTCTAAAAGTTGGTGCAAATGTACAGTTAAATGCTATTAGTGTTTCTGTTGGCAACTCAACTATAAATTTAGTTGCAACACAAAATCTTCTTAAGATTTCTAATTCAACATCAACTGCAAATTTATCACCACTTGATTTAACAATTGGTTCTGCTGTAGTAAATGCAACTGTTCTTACAATTGGAACAGGTAATTTTTCAACTGGCGCTAATGTAGGTGCCAATGTTAATTTTACAACTTCAAGCATTCAAGTTGTAAATTCAATTTCAAACGTTGTGGTTAATTCAGGATTAGTAAAAGCATCTAATTCAACATCTACTGCTAATCTTACACCATCAGATCTTACAATAGGTAGTGCAATTGTAAACTCTACTATTCTTACAATTGGAACAGGCAATTTTTCAACTGGTGCAAACATTGGTGCTAATGTTAATTTTACAACTTCAAGCATTCAAGTTGTAAATTCAATTTCAAACGTCGTGGTTAATTCAGGATTAGTAAAAGCATCTAATTCAACATCAACAGCTAATCTTACTCCTAAAGAATTAACGATTGGTGCCACTGTTGTAAATTCTTCTTTAGTCACTGTCACTGGTGTAAATACAAGTTATGCTAATGTAACTGGACAAGTTAATACAGCAACATTATATGTTGCTACAAGCGCAAACGTAGGAACTGCTTTTACTGCTAATGCATCATTAGTAAATGCTATAGCGCTTAATGTAGTTAATCAGACAAATACAGCAACTCTTTATGTTACAACTTCAGCCAATATAGGAACTGCTTTTACTGCTAATGCATCATTAGTAAATGCTATAGCGCTTAATGTAGTTAACCAAACAAATACAGCAACGTTATTTGCTACTACATCTGCTAATGTTGGTGGTAATGTCCAAATGACGGTTTCACAGTATGGTATTACTGGTAATGCAACTACTGTTCCAACAATGTCTCTTACTGCATCATCGTTGACAATTGGTAATAACACTATCACTGGTGCTCCAACAATTAATCTTGCTAACTCTACTGGCAACACCATAATTTATGCTAATGCAATTGATTCGACTTGGGGATTTGATGCGAATAATACTGGCGTTTATGTTACAAATTTTGTAAATGCTGCTTCTCATACAGTTGGCTCAAGTTTCATAGCTAACGCTACAGCATTAGTTCATACAGGGTATGCTAATGTAACCACTAGTGTTAACTCAGCATTATACACTGTTGGAACAACATTTATTGCTAATGCTACAGCCTTAGTTCATACCGGGTATGCTAATGTGACTGGAGCAGTTAATGCTTCTAGTCATACTGTAGGAACTAACTTTATAGCTAATGCTACGGCATTAGTTCATACTGGATATGCTAATGTAACTACAAGCGTTAACACAGCATTATACACTGTTGGAACAACATTTACTGCTAATGCTACATTAGTAAATGCTATAGCACTTAATGTAGTTAATCAGACAAATACAGCAACGTTATTTGCTACTACATCTGCTAATGTTGGCGGTAACGCCCAAATAACAGTATCACAATATGGTATTACTGGTTCCGCCACCGTGCCAACAATGGCATTAACTACATCATCATTGACAATTGGTAATAACACTATCACTGGTGCTCCATCAATTAACTTAGCAAATAGCACAGGTAATACTACAGTTAATGCTATTGCTATTGGATCTAGTTGGGGATTAAGTTCTAACGCTTCAGGCATATATCATAGTGGCGTAGTTAATTCTTTTAGTCATACTTCTGGTTCTGGGTTTATCGCTAACTCAACTGCTATTGTTGGTACAGGATATGCTAATGTAACAACAAGTGTCAATTCTGCACTACTAACTGTTGGCACCAATTTTATAGCTAACGCTACAGCATTAGTCCATACTGGATATGCTAATGTAACAACAAGTGTCAATTCTGCACTACTAACTGTTGGCACCAATTTTATAGCTAACGCTACAGCATTAGTCCATACTGGATATGCTAATGTAACAACAAGCGTTAATACCGCATTATTCACGGTTGGAACAACATTTACCGCTAATGCCACATTAGTTAATGCTGCTGCTATTAACGTTGTGAATCAGATTAATACTGCTTCTATATTTGCTAGTTCAAACGTTAGTACTGTTAACGTACTTGCTACATTAGTTACTTCTAACGTATCTGCTGGTTATGCTAATGTAACTGGTCAAGTTAACACCACAACACTATATGCAGGAACATCTGCAAATGTTGGCGGTAACGTTCAGATAACCGTGTCTCAATACGGCATCACAGGTAATGCTACTACTGTTCCAACAATGTCTCTTACTGCATCATCATTGACGATTGGCAATAGTACAATCACTGGTGCACCTCAGATTAATATTGCCAATAATCTTGGAAATACGATTGTTAACACTACATCAATAAGCACAACTACTGTATATGCTAATACCACTGGTATTCATACCGGTAACGTATCAGCTACTGTTGTAAATGCTAGTGCCAATGTTAATGCTCCTTTAGTGTTTGCTAATGTTACAGGTACATATGCTAACATTACGGGTCAGGTTAATACTTCAACGTTCTATGCTTCTACGTCTGCTAATGTTGGTGGTAATGTACAGATTACAGTATCACAATATGGTATTACTGGTAATGCAACTACTGTCCCAACAATGTCTCTTACTGCATCATCATTGACGATTGGCAATAGTACAATCACTGGTGCTCCAACAATTAACCTAGCAAATTCAACCGGTAATACTACGGTTAACACTACATCAGTAAGCACAACTACTGTATATGCTAACACCACTGGTATTCATACGGGTAATGTATCAGCTACTGTTATAAATGCAAGTGCTAACGTAAATGCACCGTTGGTGTTTGCTAATGTTAGTGGTACATATGCTAACATTACGGGCCAGGTTAATACTGCAACGTTCTTTGCTGCTACATCAGCTAATGTAGGAGCAAATGTACAGTTAACTACTTCACAACTGTTTATTGGCAATGCGACAGCAAACGCATTATCAAACTCAACAATTGTTACAATAGCTAATTCTACTGGTATTGCAAATCTTCAACCTGCATTGCTAACGATTGGCGGATCGGTTGTTAATACTACTTATGTAGCAGCAAATAATTTAGTAATTAATACAGATTGTGAGATGCGAGTATCGTCAAATACTCTTAATGCAAATATTACTTCTGCTCAAGTATTTTTCACATTTGCTACTTCTTTCTCATCAGCAAAAATTACTGCTCAAGTAAAACGCTCGGGTAATGTTCAAACTTCTGATATGATCATTGTGCATGATGGAACAGATGCATTTATTTCTGTATATGGTACTGTTATAGCTCCTTCAACTTCATCTGATCTTGGTGATTTTAGTGTTGGCGTAAATGCTGGTAACGTTGAATTGAAATATCAACAAACAGCTGCTAGTTCTGTTATTAAAGTAATCGCTCACCTAATAAAGTAAAGTAAAGCAAAATGGCATCAGCAAATAGTAGATTTAAAACAGAGAATGGACTTTACGTAACCGGTGGTAATGCTGAGTTTACTCAGATAGTTACAGTAGGAGGTAATTGCACAGTAAGTGGTGATTTGTTATTTGTTGGTGGCAACCTTACAGTCCAAGGCACTCAAGTTTTTCAAGGTGGTCAAATTTATGTAAGCAACATCACTGCCAACATGGCTGGTCTAGGTATTGGTAACACCACTTATGCCTTTGATGTCTATTCCGCTAATCTTTTTGTTAACACTGCAGTACTACCACTAAATAACACTATTCCATTAGGAAACACTACACGAAGATTTGTAACTTATTCAAACACGCTTGATGTTTCTACCACTGCATTGATTTCTGGTAACGTCACTATTTCTGGAACATCACACACTATTGCCGGTAATGTTAATATTAACTCTGGTACGTTGTTTATTGATGGAACAAATAACCGGGTTGGTATAAACAATACTGCTCCAACTACAGGTGTAAATTTACAAGTAACTGGTAATGCTAACGTTTCTGCTAATTTGGTTACTTCTTTAGTAGTGGTTAATAATGCTATTTTTGCATCCAATAGTAAATCTGTTACTTCTACTGCTCAAGTGCTAGTTGATGATTTCCCATTAGTTCTATCAAACTGTGTTAAATATCTTGTGTTTACAAGAAATACAGGAAACACTGTTGTTCATACATTAGAATTAATGGCAATTCATGATGGTACTAATGTACTTTTATCTCAATATGGTGAGGTTTTTAATACTTCACTTGGTTCATTTGATGTGAACATTAACGTTGCAAATGTTGAATTAAAGTTTACAGCAACTGTAAGCGGAGCAGCACCAAACGTAACACATCCGTATACAGTCAAAGTATTAAGAACACAAATTACATAAGCATTAGAGGAGAGGGAATCTAATGGCAATTTCTAAAGATTTCGTTGTTAAGAACGGCCTACAGGTCGGTTCTAGTTTGCAAGTCAACTCTACTGCTACATTTTCAAACGATGTAACTATTTCTGGTAACTTAATTGTTTCTGGAACAACTACGTACGTTAATACTGCAACTTTAAACATTGCAGATAATATTGTTACACTAAACGCTGACGTATCTGGCGCAACATCTCCTACTGAAAATGCAGGATTAGAAGTTAATCGTGGTAGTTCAGCAAACGTTCAATTGCGTTGGAATGAAACAACTGACTCATGGGAACAGTCCAATGCTGGATTAAGTGTTTATTATAAACTCTTAGCGAACAACGATATTCTGGATAGTCTTGTAAGTACTAGCATAACTGTTGCAGCTTCAGCTAACTCAGTAAAAGCAGCATATGATACTGCAATATCACAAGGATCAACTGCATATAGTAACGCAACTACATATGCATCAAACGCAACGAATATCTCATCTGGTACTTTAAACACTGCACGCTTACCAGCTCAAGTCAATGTAAGTGCTAATCTTAACATTGGCGCTTTTGGTACAACGAATGGTGTGAATATTCAAAACACAGCAATCATTGTTGGTAACTCAACAGCCAATGCAACAGTTGCTTATAATTTATTACAGGCTTCTAATGCTACAAGCACTGCTAATCTTTCTCCTGTTGATCTTAAGATAGGTAGCGCTATAGTTAACTCAACTGTGTTAACTATAACCACAGTGAATGCCACTACTGTGAATGCAAACACGTCTGGTATTCATACCGGTAACGTATCAGCTACTGTTGTAAATGCTAGTGCTAATGTTAATGCTCCTTTAGTATTTGCCAATGTTACTGGTACATATGCTAATATCACTGGTCAAGTCAATACTGCAACGTTCTATGCTGCCACAAGCGCTAACGTTGGTGGTAACGTTCAAATTACAGTATCACAATATGGTATTACTGGTAACGTTACTACCGCACCAACAATGTCATTGACTGGTTCAGCTTTAACGATTGGTAACAGTTCGATCACCGGCGCACCTTCAATTAACCTAGCAAATAGTACCGGGAATACTACGGTTAATGTAACTTCTATTGGATCCAGTTGGGGTTTAATTTCAAATGCATCCGGTGTGTATCATAGTGGTCTTGTAAATGCTGCTTCTCTTACAGTTGGCTCAAGTTTCATAGCCAACTTAACTGCAATTGTAGGAACAGGTTATGCTAACGTTACCGGCGCGGTTAATGCTTCTAGTCATACTGTAGGAACTACATTTACAGCTAATGCTACGCTCGTAAATGCTGCAGCAATAAACATTGTAAACCAAACCAATACAGCCACACTTTTTGTTACTACTAGTGCTAATGTTGGTGGTAATGTACAGATTACAGTATCACAATATGGTATTACTGGTAATGCAACTACTGTTCCAACAATGTCTCTTACTGCATCATCATTAACGATTGGCAATAGCACGGTTACGGGTGCTCCAACAATTAACCTAGCAAATTCAACCGGTAATACTACGGTTAATGTAACTTCTATTGGAACTAGCTGGGGTCTAATTTCAAATGCATCTGGTGTGTATCATAGCGGTGTAGTTAATGCTGCATCGCACACTACTACTACAACTGTATCTAATACAACTGGATTCTTTCCAACAACGAATGCTATAGCATTAGGAAACAGCATAGGACTTTGGGTAATTTCAGCAAACAGCTTAGGCGCCAATAGTATCACTGTAACTGGTGGTAATCTTAACGCTGCTACTGTTTATGCTACTGGTCTTGTTAATGCTGCTAATTTTACAACTACTGGTACTGTTAATACTGCCACGGTTTTTGCAACTGGACAAATAAATGCGGCATCACACACAACAACCAATAGTGTATCCAATACATCTGGGTTTTTTCCAATAAGCAATGCAGCAGTTGGAGCATTAGGAAACTCAACTGGTCTTTGGGTAGTGTTGGCTAATAGTGTTACTACTAATACTTTAACAGTTTCCGGCGGAACAATTACTTCTGGAAACGTTAATATTACTGGATATGTTAACGCTTCAGCTAACTTAGTTGCTCCTTTAGTATTTGCTAACGTATCTGCTGGTTATGCTAACGTAACAGGTCAAGTGAATACAGTTACGTTCTTTGCAACTACATCTGCAAATGTTGGTGGTAACGTTCAAATTACAGTGTCTCAATATGGCATCACGGGTAATGCAACCACCGTTCCAACAATGTCTCTTACTGCATCAGCATTAACGATTGGTAATAGTACAGTTACGGGTGCTCCATCAATTAACTTAGCAAATAGCACAGGTAATACTACAGTTAATGTAACTTCTATTGGATCCAGTTGGGGTCTAATTTCAAATGCATCTGGCGTGTATCATAGTGGTGCAACTGCTGTAATTAATGCTTTTAGTCATACTTCTGGTTCTGGATTTATTGCTAACTCAACTGCTATTGTTGGAACAGGATTTGCTAATGTAACAACAAGTGTTAACTCAGCGTTATTAACAGTAGGTACATCTTTCATTGCTAATACCACTGGGGCTTATCATACTGGTACTGTTAATGCTGCCAGCCATACCGTTGGAACTACATTTACTGCTAATGCAACATTAGTTAATGCTGCTGCTATTAACGTTACTGGTCAAATTAATACAGCTACTTTGTATGCTATTACTTCTACTCCAGGATTTTATGCTGTTTATGGTTATTCAAATAGCAGTGTTGGTGTTTATGCTATATCAAACACGGGTTATGGCGTTTCAGGCACTTCAAATTCTGGCGTTGGCGTTTATGCTCAATCGAATTTTAACAATCCGTTAGTTGCCGGTAACAATACAACAACATTCATTACTATTAACAGTTCTGGTAACATGGTTGCTGCATATAATGTTAATGCTGCCAACTTTGTAACTACAGGAACAGTTAATACTGCTACCGTATATGCAACTGGTACTGTTAATGCTGCTTCGTATACGGTAGGAACTTCATTCATAGCTAACTCAACTGCAATAGTTGGTACTGGTTATGCTAATGTAACTACAAGCGTTAACTCGGCATTACTAACTGTTGGTACGGCTTTTACTGCTAATGCAACAGCTTTAGTCCATACTGGATTTGCTAATGTAACAACAAGTGTTAACTCGGCATTACTAACTGTTGGTACGGCTTTTACTGCTAATGCAACATTGGTTAATGCTGCAGCCCTTAACGTTGTAAACCAAGTTAATACAGCTACTTTGTATGCTACTACTTCTGCTAACGTAGGAGCTAATGTACAGTTAACTACTTCACAATTGTTTATTGGCAATAGCACAGTCAATAATACAACGAACACATCATATGCGTTTATTGGTAATTCTACCGTTTATGCTACTACAGATTTAACTGCTCCAACAGGAACAGTAGTAGCTGAAAGATATAATACAGGATTTGATAGCTCTACTTTTGGAAAATCTGTTGTCACAACTTATAGTAATACTACCGTAACTGCTGCTAGATCGAATTATGGTCAACAATTAGTTTATAATAATTTGGGGCTGCATGCTAATTCCTTAGGTGTTGCGACTGGAGCACAATTATCTGATATTTATGGATTTGCTTCTTTTGTATATAGTGGAAATTCTGCTAGCGGAGGTAATGCTAGAATTGATAGTATATTTGGCATACAAGCTGATGTTAGAAATTATGCAAATGGAACTACCGCTAACACAATAAACTCTGCAACTGCACTAAACAGTGTAGTAAGACAATACGGATCTGGAACAATTACTGCAGCGACTGGAATCATAGGCACAGTGACTGCAGCTAACAGTTCAGTCACTGGAGCTATTACGACCGCCTATGGCGTTAAAAGTTCTGTATCTTCTAACACGGCTATGACGATTGGTACTGCATATTTATTTTATGGCCAGTCACTAGGAGCAAGTCCATCAACAAATACCACAAGTTATGGTGTATATTGCACAGGAGAATCAAATAATTATTTTTCAGGAAATATGCGAGTGTCAGGAGCACTAGGCATAACAGGTGCTCTTACAAAAGGATCTGGTACGTTCTTAATTGACCATCCTCTTGATCCTACAAATAAAGATCTATATCATGGATTCGTTGAAGCTCCAAGATATGATTTAATTTATCGTGGAGAAGTAACTCTTGAACATGGGTCTGCTGAAGTAGATATTGACATTGCATCTAATATGACGCCAGGAACTTTTGATGCTCTTACTCAAAATCAAAAAGTAACATCTTTGCAAAATCAAACTGGATTTGATAGGGTTAAACCATTAACTATTGCAAATGGTAAGTTTACAATCATATCAGAAAGTAATACTTCTAATGATACGATAGTTTGGGTTGTTATGGGTGAAAGAAAAGACGTGTTCATTAAGACCGTGAATAACACAGATTCTGAAGGTAGACTAATACCCGAATGGGATAAGGAGGAATGATATGAGTGAAGAAGACGATTACGAATGGGTTATAGACTATGAAAAAATAGGCAAAAAAGGATATCCAATTCATTATAAAGAATATGGTATGGAACCTCCTATGAAAAGAGTTTTAAAAGAAAAAGTAAAAGACCCAGAACCAGAACAGTCTTAATAAATATAATAAAAATACGTAGAGATATAAATGTCAACAAAAGCAAACCTAGTCTTAGATCAAGGCGCTACATTTTCATCTACTGTCACCGTTGCAGATGCTAACGGCGATGTTATGGATTTGACCAATTATACTGGTGCTGCTCAGATGCGTAGACATTATTCGTCTACAAACTCTACATCATTTGTGGTTACAATTGCCAATTCTGGTACTGTAACGCTTTCTCTTTCTGCTAATGCTACTGCGAATATTCCTTATGGCAGATATGTTTATGATTGTGAGATCACGAGTAATGCTGCAATTGTTACCCGAATTTTAGAGGGTATAGTTACAGTAACTCCAGAGGTAACTCGATAAATGGCTATACAGATTGCTGTTGATTCTGTACAAATCATATCAACAGTCAAACCAGTTACATCTATTAAAGTGACTCCTACATCATTAACTCCTGTTATTAAAGTCACAGCGTTAAATGCTGTGCCTAAAAAAATACAAGCAGCTTTTCTACCGGGATATGAACCTATATCTTCAGACGTAGATGGCGGGACATTTTAAGGAATAGCAAATGGCAAATCAAATTCTAATAAAAAGAAGTACTACAACTTCTATTCCAGCATCATTAGCGAATGGTGAATTAGCGTATACTGCTAATGGTGATACTCTTTATATTGGTAGTAATGGTCAAATTGTTGCTATTGGTGGAATTAGAAATCCGGGTGTTCTTACTTCAAATCAAGCCCTTATAGCAAATTCTACTAGTGGTATAGATAAAGTCATAACAGCTAATCTTGTACCTACTGCCGTTTATGCAAATGGTTCTTTTGGATCTGCTGGTCAAGTTCTTACGACAAACGCTACTGGCATTTATTGGAGCACCCCTTCTGCTGGCGGCGGTACTCCAGCCGGAACAGATACTCAGATTCAATATAACAGTTCTTCTTCTTTTGGTGCATCTGCTGGCTTAACGTTTAACTATTCGTCAAATACGCTTACTGTTTCAAATACAATATCGACTGCAAATTTAACTATCACTAATCAATTAACGGGCAATAATGCTACGTTCACTGGAAATTTAGTAGTCTCTGGTACATTAGTCACTTTAAATGTTCAAAATATTGTTGTCAATGATCCCTTAATTAAGTTAGGCGCAAATAATACGTCAACAGATGTATTAGATCTTGGTTTCTATTCTACCTATTATACTGGTTCTACTACTGGATATAGTGGATTTTTCAGAGATGCAACATCAAAAACATATAAACTTTTTGATGGGTTAACACAAGAACCTACAACGACTATACTCGGTGGCGGCGGCACAGGATATTCTCAGGCTACTCTACAAGCATATATAAATGCAAGTGCTTTAGTATCCAATTCTTCAGTTACAAATATAACTGCAAATAGCACCGTAAGTTCTACTATAGCTGCGAATACTCTTACATTGAGTACTGCACTTTCTGGAAATAATGGTGGCACAGGATTAATCTCCTATACATCTCAAGATATTTTAGTTGCAAATGCCACAAATGGTTTTGCTAAATTGGCTTTAGGTACTTCTGGATATGTACTTCAGTCAAATGGCACCGCACTTGTTTATG